TTTATTGAGTGGCCGCACGCTGAAGTGGAACAACAGGTTGCGCTGATAAATAGTAGCCTTAATATAAGTACAGAAAAACAAGCAGAAGTACAAGCACCAACAGCAAATCCAGATACATCGGATCAAACAGTGGCCAACTTGGTGAATATAAACACAAATGTTAGTATAACGGTAACATAATATAGAAAGGAGGTTAATATGAAACAATATAAAAGCATAGTTAAGGATTACACAAGCGGCAAAGAGTATGTGGACATAAAACACAAACCAGATCTACCGATTTGTGGATATGCTAACGTATATTTATACAACGTGCAAACTGGCAAGCTTGAGCTTGAAGCGCACACGCCGAATATTATTTATCCAGAAGTTTATGCATGGTTAAAAAGCTACCAGTGGGATAAATTTTGTACCGGCGCTTATAACAAGTCAATTTCTTATGGCGGTTATTGGGAAATGGATAATATTTATTTGACAACTTCAGATAGGCCAGAAACTGAACGCGTAAATATATGGAACTACGATGAAAGGAATGTAAGTGGCGCAAATCCTGGAAAAATAATAGGTTGGGCCAATAAAAGCACTTATATTGGTTCAGACCCGCAGCGTGGCACTCCAAATACTGCTGAATCCTATGCAAATAATACAAAGATTCATTGGGTGTTTGACTGGCCTACAAACGCATGCAATGGCACGTTTCAAAGTATTATATGGGGAAATCAATTAGTACCATATATAGGAAATATATCTATTATATCTACAGGAATAAGTACAGGTACTAGTTCTAGTGGTTTTGGGCTAGCATATGCAAATGGTTATTTATATGCTATATCATATGATGGTAAGTTATATAAATTAACAACTGATGGGATATTGTCAGGAAGTGCTATATCTACAGGAATAAGTACAGGTACTAGTAGTAGTGGTTTTGGGCTAACATATGCAAATGGTTATTTATATGCTATATCATATGATGGTAAGTTATATACTATAAATGACAGTTCAGATCATTTTTTTGCCCGTACACTCCTAGCATCGCCTGTGACTAAAACGAACCAGCAAACGATGAAAATTCAGTATGATTTCATATATGGAGAGTGATAGTGTGCCTGGGGCCGAGATAGCACAATACGGGGTGGCAATTTTTGCGATAGCGATGCTTGGGTACGTGTTTGTGAAGATTATCGGTGCGCCTAAGCCTGCTGATAACAGCAAAGAACTAGCATTGGTAATAGAAAACAATACCAAAGCACTGAGAGAACTGATGACTGTATTACACCAGCTAGAAGTGCAGATGGCACGCCAAGAAACAAAAATAGACGAGCTACTGGCAAGGACGAGAGGTGAGAAAGATGACTGAGCGTTTTTCTAAAAAAGTAGTGCGCTGGATTATTATTTTAAACGTTCTGTTTGTGGTAGCAACCCTAATTGTATTTTGGCACACAGAGTCTGAACCATCAACACTCGTCGCGAGTTGGTTCGCGTTTACCACAGGTGAGCTGTGGGCATTAGCAAGTATTAAGAGGGAGGAAACTAGGAAGGGAGGGAGCGATGATGAAAGTATGCATTGACCCGGGACACGGGGGGACTCAACCGGGAGCAGTAGGTCCTGGTGGTACAATGGAAAAGTACATAACTCTGTCTGTAGCATTAAAACTACGCGATTTACTAAAATCAAGAGGCATAGATGTAATAATGACAAGAGAAACAGACAAAGATGTCAGGACAAGACAACAACCAAACGAACTGCAGGCACGCTGTGACGTAGCAAACAAGGCAGGCGCTGATTATTTTGTCTCTATTCATTGTAATGCTTCGGACGATCCAAAGGCACATGGGACCGAGACATGGTTTAGTGCAAAAGACGCAAAGAGTATAATATTGGCTAACAACATACAAAAAGAACTTGTTAAACAAATAAAAAGAGCAAACAGAGGTGTTAAAATAGGTAATTATTATGTAACTAATTCGACAAAGATGCCGGCTGTGCTTGTGGAACTCGCATTTATCAGTAATCCTGTGGAAGAACAACTACTAAGGAACGATGAATTTAAACGCAAATGTGCACTTGGTATAGCTAACGGTATTTTAGTAACAATTGGTAAGGAACCGATAGAGGAGGTGAAGAAATTGTTTAATGATGTAACAACTAATCACTGGGCGTACAAGTACATAAAAGAGTTGTACGATTTGGGTATTGTTCAAGGCGACAACAACGGCAATTTTAACCCAGATAAACCAGCCACAAAGGCTGAAGTCGCTACTATGATAGCGAAGCTTTATGAACAAATAAAAGGAGGTAAGTAATATGCATGATTTGTTGTTACAGTTGCTTTATGACATAATAGCTATTCTTGTCCCGATACTCGTCGGCTATGCGATAGCGTGGCTACAGAAGAGGATAGGGACAGAGAAAATGGAAGCGGTAGTGCGAGAGTTAGCGACTAAACGTGAGCTGGCACGAGTTGCAGTGTTGTTTGTCCAGCAGGCATACAAGGATTTGGGCGGAGCTCAGAAATACGACAAAGCGGCAGAGTGGCTATCTAATGCGGCAGACAAGATAGGTATACAATTGTCCAAAGAAGAGATTAAGGGACTTATTGAAGCAGCACTTAAAGAGTTAAAAGCAGAACTCGGCGAAGCGTGGGATGGTTTTGTGCTATAATATATATATGAAATTGTATAGAAGAAAAACAGGCACGAGAATCGGAGATGCTTGAATTAAACAAAATTTATAATATGGATTGCCTTGAGGGGATGAAACGTATTCCCGATAAAAGCATTGATTTAATAGTAACTGACCCACCTTATAACATAGGTAAAGCAAAGTGGGATAAAATAAATAACTACATAGAGTGGATGGGAACTATATTCAAAGAGTGGGAAAGAATACTAAAAGATAATGGGTCTTTTTATTTTTTTCACAACGACATGCCCCAGATTGCACAATTAATGGAGTGGTTAAGATTAAATACAAAATTTGTATTTAATAGTTTTATTATTTGGGACAAGGGAGATTTCAGGGCATTAAGTTGGAAAAATCCAAGTGAAAATAATAATTTGCGGAGTTGGTTCAATACTTGCGAATATTGCCTATACTATACTTTCCAAGATGAAACAGGTTTGACAACTGTAATGCTTGATACAAACAACTTCCCAACGTTGAGGGGATATTTCAAAGGATTGCAGGAATACATAGGGATAAATAAAAAGAAGATTATTGAAATAATTGGGCAAAAGGCAGACCATTGTTTTCGATGGAATAGCAGTCAATGGAACATGCCGACACGCGAAACATATCAACAATTAATCGATGTTTTCAATATTGATAAATGGGAAGGGTTCAGGGAATACGAAAGCCTGCGGCAGGAATACGAAAGCCTGCGCTACACACACAACCTTGACACAAATCACAACAACGTCTGGCGTTCGCAGGAGCGCAACAAAGGCAAACAGCACCCAGCGCAGAAACCAACGGACATCATAGAACGCATTATAAAAACATCAAGCAACGAAAAAGCAACCGTATTGGATTGTTTTATGGGTAGTGGCACAACCGCAATCGCCTGTATCAACACGAACCGCAACTTCATAGGATTTGAGATTGACAAGCACTACTGCGACATAGCCAACGAGCGCATACGCAATCGCCAAAGAGAGAATCAAAAAGGCAGAAAGAAGAATTGAGCCGTATTGCTTGAAATAGAGTATTTAAAATTCATTTAACATTTATTTTTTGTGCTATAATATGTATAGAAGAAAAACAGGCACGTGATGTGCCTCCTTGGTTCATACCTCCATACCTCCTGCGGCGGGAGTGGCTCCCCGCCGCTTAAAATTTTTGTGCTATAATATATACAGGAGGTAAAAAAATGATGAAAACAAAAAAATGTGCTATATATATTACAGGAGGTATACAAAATGTATAAAACAGTTTAACTCGGGGTATAATATATATAGAGGAGGTAATGAACATGGGAAGAACAATTGAAACAGAGGTACTGTCGAGATGGGAGGTGGTATAAATGTACAATACATTGCGCGAGCGTAGGAAACAACTTGGTTACACAATTACGCAGCTTGCAGATGCGGTAGGCGTTACACCCGGCTTTATTTCACACATAGAGCGCGGTATTCGCGTACCACGCTTGGAAACAGCCCAGAAGTTAGCAAAAGTGTTTGACTGCACTATTGACGATCTGTTTCCCGCACAGGTGGGTAGTTCCCACCGGTGCTAACACTCATATAAGGAGGTATGAGCCAATTATGTTACAACAATTGAGCAAATTTGATGAATGGGGCATGGAGAAAGATGGCATCTACTACATCCTGCCACAAGTCTGGAAGAAACTGGATTTACCTAATGTCCCTACGAAAGTCGTTCGCTACAAGGGCAAACCAACGCGTATGTACGTGCTATCGGAACAACCAGCAACAGAACAACCAGCACCAGAAGCAACAGAACAACCAGCAGAACAGCTAGAACAAACAACAGAACTGACACCGACAATAAGCTACCATGAGTTCAAGCAAGACCAAACCGCGCAGCAAAAGGTGCAAGATTTTATCGCAAGAATCTCAGAAGTACCTGGACTAGGCTATTTGGCTGAGACAGAACAACGGAAGCAGTATTTTCTGTATCTTTTTCTTAAAAATCCAAAATGCACATTTGAAAAGATTTTCGACGTATACAAAAAAGCCATGAAAAAAGTCTACAACACAGAGGAAAACGTGTTAGAAGAAATCTGGTTGGACATTGTTTCTNCATTAGAANNAGAAAGGGAGGGGCGCTAATGAAAAAACAGTTGAAGCTTCCAGCAAGTATAAAAAATGCATTCCTCTACCAAGCACAAAAACGCAAACAAAGTTACAAAACTATGTTGGAACAAGGCATACAGCAAAACTTGCAGCTTTTGAGAAAAATTTCACGTAACGTAGGCAATAGAAAGACAAGAGAGAAGTGGCGACCCATAGTCGAAGTTGATGAAGCAATGCTGCGCGAATGCGCTGAAAACCTAAATCTCAGTGAAAATACTGTACTTACAATAGCTGCCATTATGAGTCTCGTACCCACTATGTTGGAACGAGACATATTGGATTTTGGTGCTATTTTGCAGGAAGTCACAGATTATGTAGATTCCCATGAAGAGTTTCTAAGTGATGATTTTGGACGTGACGGCAACATCACATTGTTCTTTATCAAAAGATGCGCACAAGAACTAATACAGAAATATCCTGATGCGGATGAGGATACTTTTTTGGCAATCTACAACAGTATTGTGCCGCCACCGTACGACTATATAAAACACTGGGATATTGCCTTAGCCTATTACAGAAAGCTCAAACAAAAATAGCAAGCAGCAAATATCAAGTCAAGGGGGCCGCAAAGCCCCCTTTTTTGTTGACATGTAGGCATATTCTATGTTACATCCATATTGATGATGTTACATCCATGTAACATTGACAAATCCTAGACTGAACACAAAAAATACCATGTAACATCGCAATAATCTATGTTTGCTAATAAGCTTAGGCGCCACCTAGTATAATTGGCAAAAATAACACAACAATGTAACGCAGGAAATACCTATGGCTACAACTAATATTGGTAATTTCTAATGTTGTTTTAGGTGACATGTAACGTAGACCAATACTATGGTTGAGGGATATGTAAGTCAAATTGACTTACATAAAAATTGGCATGTAACGCAGGTCGTTCCTGAGCTAAATGATAAAAAAAGTCCTCTAAGACTTTTTGTTTTTTCGCAAACATATTACCCTCCGAAATATATATGTTATATATATGTCATATATAAAAAAAAAATATTTTAATGTCATATTTATCTTTTTATACTAAAGTCAAAATGGACTTTTTTTTTTAAGTAGCTTAGGTATTTTCAATGTTACATGAGATTTTTACACTTAAGTCAAATTGACTTACACCTCCCTCTAGTTTAGGAAATTTCTACGTTACATGAACATGCCCAAAGTAAGTCAAATTGACTTACACATGCTACTTTACTACACTACGGTCATGGTCATGTAACGTAGGTCAGTTCTATCATAGACGGAAAATGTTACAAAATCCAATGTAACGTAGGAAATGCCTAGGGTCGTTCATAATACAGGCCTTCCGTGGTGTTCAGGAAGGCCTGAGGAGGTGTTGTTGAGGAAGGTGGTTGGTGCTCTTCCTCACTCTATATATAGCACAAAAATTTGTTCTCTATGATATTATACCATGGACAAAATAAAATGTGCTATAACTAATACAGGGGGGATAAACATGAAACAAAAAAATACACGCATATATTTTGACGAATGGGAAATTTTAGAATGCTATAATGCAGTACGACTCGATGATTATGGTGTATTCTACGGTGATTATGTGGACTATGAAGAGAGCAAAATCTACGGCTGGTGGTTCCCTACGATGGCATCGGCTAAATACTACGGCATAGACCCGGACAAAGCACCATTTTGGGCATCTATTATCTATGTTATCAGTGAAGAGAGCAAGAAGAAGATATTTGAACGTGAAGATGATGTTTGGGCCTCCGATTTTCTAGATGCACCTTGGCTGTTCTATGTTATTCAACTTGAGAGCAAGGACACGCCTGAGTAGTGGTTGACTTTTGGACTTTGACATCAAAATGTGCTATATGTAATATGGATGCAAACATGACATGGATAGCAAACCTATGCTTGAGCGAGATATCGTACGGCAAATACAACGCTGGCTCAAAAAACAGCCTAATTGCTTCTTCTATAAGCATTGGGGTGGCCAATATGGCAGGCCTGGTATACCGGATCTAATTGTGTGTTATCATGGTAGATTCCTTGGCATAGAAGTAAAACGGCCGCTAAAGAGCAGCAAAACAACACTTGCGCAGGAACAGGTTCTTTCCGAAATCAACGCAGCAGGCGGTGTAGGCGTGGTTGTACGCAGTTTGGAAGAAGTGCAAGAAATTTTTCAGAAATTGGACAACGGCGAATTATAAAAAAATGTGCTATAACTAATATAGGGAGGTATATTGATGTTGTGTTTGAATAAAAAAAAATAAATTTGTGGTATAATATGGATTGCGGAGGTGTGTAATATGAAACAGAAAGAAACCACAGAATATGAATATTGCCCAGAGTGTGGGTGCAAAACCATACACGAAAGCGGTTGTATTACTTGCCCAGCATGTGGTTGGAGTTTATGTGGTTAACATTCAATGGCTTTAGATTGCACAATAAAAAACGATAAAAGCTTTGTAAATAGGCTATTATGCGGCGATAACCTAGATATTTTGGCAAAACTACCAAAAGAAAGCATTGACTTGATTTATATTGACCCGCCGTTTTTCACGAACAAGCAGTACGAAGTGGTTTATGGTACTAACGCGGAGAGGCTCGGCTTCAGCGATAAGTGGAAAGGTGGAATAGAACAATATATTGACTGGCTTAAGCCACGAGTGCAATTAATGTATGAAACGTTGCGCCTTACTGGTTCGTTTTATTTGCACTGCGATTGGCACGCTAACGCGCACATTAGAATAATGCTAGACCAGATATTCGGGTATAAGAACTTTCAAAATGAGATTATATGGCATTATGGTCTTGGTGGAAGCTCTCCTAAACGCTTCTCGAGAAAACACGATACGATTTTGTTCTACACCAAAACAAACGATTATAAATTTTATTCAGAAATGGTTCCTGCCTCTTCTCAGAAGATGAAAGGGCAATTTAAAAAGGTCGACGATGTATGGGACATTCCATCTATTAACAACATGGCTAAAGAACGTGTTGGTTACCCAACACAAAAACCAGAAGCGCTTTTAGAGAGGATTATAAAGGCATCATCTGATGAAGGCGATGTGGTAGCAGATTTCTTTTGTGGAAGTGGGACAACGCTTGTGGTTGCACAAAGATTAAATAGAAAATGGATAGGTATAGATATATCGCCTGCGGCAATTAAGCTTGCAGAAGAAAGATTAAAAGGGGGATAATGAGTGGATAAGCGACTAAGAGCTCCCTTTCCTTGGTATGGAGGAAAACATTTTATGGTAAACAAACTATTGCCTTTAATACCGAAGCATCATACATATGTTGAGGTATTTGGAGGCGCTTCATGCGGCTACAAACCGCAAATACACTTACTGAATAAAAAGTTTGTGTTTGTGGTATAATATATATTGTGGAGGTGTGAAACGTGAACGAAAAACAAACAATACAGGGAAAATATGAATATTGTCCGGAATGTGGCACGAAAACAATACACGAATCAGGCTGTATCACCTGCCCCTCGTGTGGCTGGAGCTTATGTTCTTAGAAATTTAATGTGCTATAACAAGTACAATTTATCTTTACAAAGGATGAAGGAGAGAAAAATGGGTAAAAAACTTCGTTCACCGATCATTTGGTTTGGTGGAAAAGGACACTTAGTAAACAAACTTTTGCCTCTTATCCCACGACACAAGATATATGTGGAGCCTTTTGGCGGAGGTGCAAATCTTCTAGTTGCGAAGGAACCAAGCCAGATTGAAGTTTATAACGACCTTGATAGCGGCCTTGTAAATTTCTTTAGGGTGCTAAGGGATAAAAATAAGTTTCAGAAATTTTACGAGCAGGTCGTGCTAATGCCTTACTCCAGGGAGGAGTACTATGAATGCCGGGAGACCTGGGACAAAGAAGAGGACGACGTGCAGATGGCAGTTAAATGGTTTGTGGTGGCAAGGCAGAGCTTTAGCGGCATTTTCGGCGGCTCGTGGTCATATGCTGTAACACTTTCAAGACGTGGAATGGCGGAGCCTGTAAGCAGGTACTGGGGAGCCATAGACATGTTACCTGAGGTTGCTGAGAGGTTGTTACGGGTTCAGATAGAGCATGACGATTTTAGAAAGATTATTCCGCGTTATGATACACCTGAAACATTCTTTTACTTAGATCCTCCTTACGTGCTTAGTACGCGGCGAGGTGGAGGTTATAAACACGAAATGACAGATCAAGATCATATAGAACTCGTAGATTTATTGCTAAATATTCAAGGTATGGCTATGTTAAGCGGTTATGATAATGAAATTTATGCGCGGTTAGAACAAGCAGGATGGACAAAGCTTTCTTTTACAGTTTTTTGTAGCGTGGCGGGTAGAACAAGATATCAACGCACAGAGTGTGTGTGGTTAAATTATATTTTGTAACATTAAACATATACGAGATTTTAACATGGCGAAAGTAAAATGTATCACAGGGCAGAAGGCAGTGAAATTAAATGAGTGAGCTATGGGAGAGACAACCAGGGGAGAGTACAAAAGCTTATGCTGCATTCTGTGTTTATAGAGATTTAGGAACAGAAAGATCACTCGAGAAAGCAGGACAGATGTTAGACAAACCAAGGACAAGAAAGTGGCTTGGTGAGTGGTCAGCTAAGTATAAATGGGTAGAGCGCGCTAAAGCTTACGATGATTATATTGAAAAAAGGAAGCGCGAAGAAAAAGAGAAGGCTATACTAGAAATGGCAGACAGGCAAGCAAGGCTTGCTATTGCATTTCAGCAGCGCGTTGCACAGCGTTTACAAGAACTGGATCCCTCAGAACTATCACCCTCTGATCTAGCAAGGTGGTTTGAGATAGCTGCTAAGATTGAAAGGCTTAATAGAGGAGAACCTACAGAGATCGGTAAACAGGAAGTTACCCTGCCACCAGTTGTTGAGGTTGAACTGAGTGACGACGAGGGTTAAGCTACACAAAGGGCAAACGCGGGTTTGGAAGAGCAAGGCTAAGTATGTAGCTATGATAGCGGGCACTGGGAGCGGAAAAACTTGGGTGGGCCCTATATGGTTATATCGGGAGATACAACAACACCCAACCGGTTCTTTTCTTGTTGTGTCTCCCACATACCAAATGTTCCAGCGTATTGTATTACCCGAAACCTTGAAATTCATGGATGCTGTCGCTAAAGGCGAATACCGTTCAGGAGAAAGAACATACTACTTACCTACCGGTGGGAAAATTTACTTTGGCAGTGCAGATAACCCATTTTCGTTAGAAGGCGTGCACGTATACGCTGCGTGGATGGATGAAGCAGGCCAGATGAAACGCGAGGCTTGGGATGTTGTGCTCAGGCGTGTCGGGTTTCATAACGGTAGGGTGCTAATTACTACCACACCTTATAACCTTGGCTGGCTTAAAACGGAATTCTACGACCGGTGGAAAGCTGGAGACAAAGACTACGATGTAATTCAATTCGCAAGTATAGAAAACCCATACTACCCACGCGAAGAATTCGAAAGGGCAAAAGCGACCATGCCAGACTGGAAATTCAAAATGTTTTACTTGGGGGAGTTCACTAAACCGGAAGGCCTAGTGTATGAAGACTTCGACTCTTCAAAACACATTGTAAACCCATTCCCTATACCCCCAGAATGGCGGAGAATTATGGGCATCGACTTCGGGTATAACAACCCTACGGCTGCGGTATGGATAGCCGTAAGCCCTGATGATGTAATGTATGTTTACAGAGAATATTACAAGCGGAACAAGATACCGCAGGAAAGTGGGGCAGAGATACTGAGACTGTGCGAGGGGGAAAACATTGAGGCCGCATTTTGTGATCCATCAGAGCCAGCTACAATTGAAGAATATCGAAGGCTTGGAATACCGGCAATAAGTGCTAACAATGCAGTTAAGAAAGGCATAGAAACTGTTATCGCTCGGCTCAAGAGCGACAGGTTGTTCGTATTTAGGGGTCTAAATAACCTGCTCGATGAAATAGAAAACTACAGGTGGAAGGTGCATAATGAGAGTGTTATAGATGAACCGCTTAAAGAATACGACCATGCCGTCGACGCTCTACGCTATGCCGTTTTGTCTGTACAAACAAGACATGAACCACGGATAGAAGCACTGTAAAGGGGGTGACAAATTGTTCGAAGGACTTACAAAAATGTTTAGGAAACAAAGCCAAGCAACGAGGGCTATTGTGGAAATGACACTTGGGCAGCCAGTATGGACTACCCGTAATTATGCTAACTTCGCAAAAGAGGGATATGGGAGTAACGTTTACGTGTATGCCTGTGTTAGGCAAATAGCTATGGCATGTGCTGGTATACCGTGGCTGGTATATAGAACTGCAAACGACGGAACTGTAGAAGAGCTAGAAAGCCACCCATTAAAGGAACTGCTAAACGGGCCAAACCCATGGCAAGGTGGTAGTGAATTCTTCGAAAGTGTCGTGGGCTTTTTGATGCTGGCTGGCAACAGTTACATCGAAGCTGCTGGGCCAGAAAACGGNGCCTCCAGATGAAGTCGTTTCTGTACGGCCTCCACCATCTGGTTTGCCCCACCCGACAGTGACCTCTGTCAA